CCTATTTCATCCAGGATCCGGAGATACTCCGTAGCAACGAACTTATTCATAATAACAATATCATCACCTAGGACTGCATAGTCCCGGAATGCTATTGGTATATTAGCCGTTTTATACTTGGTTTTAGCACGATGAGCTGCTCAATGCACAATAGCATGGTGGGTCAGGGCTAACATCGCTCATGATGAAAGAGCCCCCATAGGCTGGCCTACTGAGTAGACCACCCTATCGGGAAGCTCCCCATCTGGTAGATCAAACCCTCTATCTTTTGCAGGCGGATATTTCACCTCGTAGGCTCTCTTAACTAGGAGATCAGCTCATAACTGAGCAGCTCTTCCAGCTTCAGGGAAACCTATTCATTTGAATACTTGCTCCATCACTGGAACTTGTAAACGAACTGGCAATCTATCCGTCGCAGCAGATAAGTCAATAGAATAGAATCATCGACCTTTTGGGTCAATGGAACTAAGTCTATCGACCGGAGCGGTTTGATTAAAAGTCCCATCCATGGGGATTCCACGAAGAATCGTGAATATCGCATCATGGAGAGGCTTCATCACCCATTGAGTAAATGGGTCTACCATAGCGAAAACCCTAACCTTACCCGCGGCTTCCTCCTTGAAACCGAGTTTTGCTAGTCCTCTTGCGGCTCCCTCTTGAATAGACATACTAAAGTCCATTGGTTTAGACTTATAGTAATGTCAATTGTTAGAGGCAGCCCAACCAATCCTCTCCATAATCGGAGGGAATCGCCCCCCAAGATTGTAGGTAGACCATAGCTGAAGGAGCTCCTTAAGAGCCGATTTCAGATCTGGATTAACCTGTCAATACTTAGCGGAACGAACCAAGCTATAGAAGGACGACGAAACAGTCGACCTTCCAAGAGCCTGGTCCTCAATAGTTTGAGGTCCCGACTTCAATATGGGAAAGGGGGTTGGCTGAGGCAACTCAACTTTTGAGCTAGGCGTAAATACTTGCTTAAGGGTAGGGAAGAAAATCTTATCCAGAAAAGTTTTTCACTTCTCCAAATAAGATAATTTAATATCGACTCCAGGATCGGTGATTGTTGAAAAACTCAACTTTCCTCGAAACTCTAGAATTCGATACATCCCCAAGAGGGTCATTCAGAGTTTCAGACACTGAATGTCCCCTGCACGGATTCTCTTCCGTGCCCCAGCAGGTATTATCCTAGGCATCCCAGCTTTTGTCCGACTAACACGGCGTTTTAATTCCGTTAAGTCGGCAACCTTATAACCAGCAATAGATTGCTGTAAGAGCACTTGGCAAGATTTCAGGTGCAGGACTGCACCTTTTTCTCCCTGAGTTCTCATAAGGAATCTCAGCCGGGAACAGAAGTGGCCAATTTGCCTGACAGTACTAGGCTTACAGTGGAAGAGGACTCCACGGGATGCTTTAATAAGTCATCCAATGAGTCCCCGACCCATATTTCTATGGATCAGACCTCTAATGGCATCCGTATTCCTTCCAATCAAGGTGCTAAGAGTCAACATTGTATTTTTGACTCCTTCGCTTCTTCCTTGGAGGCTTGCGCCTCTCCACGAATCGTGTGAGAATTGTCAAATTGACAGATGTCTCGTTACGGATAGTGGAGCAATGTTAGCTGATAAAATCTCGTCATTCCACATGACGCGGTATATTAGTTGACGTTGCACTCTATATTTCATAATTAATAATTAATGGGTAATTCTTTTCGGTTAACCCCTATCGTAATGAAGTCGCATTAAGCGATTTTCAGAAGGCAGGACCCTACACCTTCGTAATTATCGCAACTAAACGCTGCGAGGCTACGACAGAGTTAGGCTAAAAGCCAAAAAGTTCCAGAGAATACTTTAAAAAGTACCTCAATTAATTATGTATGAACCGTAATGCTACATTTAGCGTGGCTCTTTCAGAGCACGGAACAAGAGGGAATGTTCTTATCTTATAAGTAACAAACCCCGCCATTAGACCCGCTTTCCCCCCAAAAGGGAGGGGCGTAAGTCCCCTATGTAAGGACTATTGTCTAATAGCCCGGTCATGTTTTCCTTGTACTTTCGGATTTTACCCAAAAGCCCGGAAAATTACCGGCAAGTTCGATTACTCGAACTTACATAATTGGCGCAGAGTTAAGCTCTATGGAGATGTCCCAGATGCACTATGGCACTTGAGCCACCAACCAGCAGAGATTTTAACTCCGCTGTGAATCCCTAATTCCAC